GGATTTTCACAATCACCGAGGAAAAGAACGGCTGGGGCAAATTGAAATCCGGCGCCGGCTGGATTTGCCTGACGGTCAGCTGTGTAAAGAGGGTATAAAAAGCAGCAGCAAAAAAAAACTTATATATATAGAAGGAACGTGAAAACAGCGGCGCTTTTTGCCGCTGTTTTTTTTTGAAAAATTCACAAAAAAAACACATTTTGTTAGTTAAGACTAACCGAAAAATCAAGAATATTGACTTCAAATAAAAATTTGGAGGGCGTATTTTATGGAAATGACGATGCAAGAACTGGTAAAATGTGGTATAATCAGCATTGAGGATATAGAGAGAGCCGAGGCCTGTAAGAGGCAGGAGGTTCTAATGAATAAAGGTATAGAGACCCCAAAAATAACAAAACGCAGCGAGACAAAATTTGTATGCTGTCTGCCGCGCAGGTATTCTCAGGACGGGAAACGCCGCCAGGTAGTAGGAAAAACAGAGGCAGAATGTATCAACAATTATCAGAAAATAGTTTATGAATATGTTACGGGAGAGGCCAAAAAGGCGAAAACCGTATCAGAATTGTTTACAGAATGGCTGCAGTCACGCCGCGGCGCTGTTACGAACACAACCCTTGACGCATACAGAAATGTATATAAGAATCACATAAAAGAAACAGCATTCGGGCAATTACAATTAGGGGATGTAAAGCTGCCTGAATGCCAAGACTTCATAAAGACATTATACCACAAAAATCTGGCATATGGAACAATAAAATTCATCAGACGCATCACATCATCTGTATTATATTACGGCGTAGTGCACGGCTACCTGGAAGAAAACCCGCTGCATAAGGTCAAAATCAACCCGAATATATGCAAAGGACAGAAGAAACATAGTCAGGACGCCTGGACAGATGAGGAGCTGTCTAAGATATGGAGCGAGTCAGAACGGTTATGGAATGAGAGGAAAAAATACAGACACTCTGCTTTAATTATGCTGCTAAATTACACCGGCTGCCGTGTAGGTGAATTGCTGGCCGCAAGATGGAGCGACGTAGATTTTGAAAAGAAAACTCTGACGATAAGCAAAAACCGCGTAAGCTATCACGACCCGGACACCGAGGAGAAACGCTTTGAGATGCATAACGCAAAGAGTATCAACAGCCGTCGGACGCTGCATCTGACAGACACAGCGCTGTACTGGTTAAAGGAGATTCGCCGCAGAAGCGAAGCCTCCGGCGTTTTAAATGATTTTATTGTTGTAGGACGTAACGGGCGCCCGATGGACCAGCCGCACATTGACGTAAGGATTAAAACATTTTGCGAGGCCATAGGAATCACATACCGAAGCAGTCATGCGTGTAGGCGTACATATGCAACAACGCTTATTGACGGAGGAATCCCGATAAGTGACGTCAGCCGCGATTTAGGCCACAGCAGCGTAATTACTACACAGCAGCACTACTACAAACCGCGTGTAGAAAACATTGACCGCCAGACAGGTCAGAAAAATGAAATTTTCTTGGCAACAGTTGGCAACAGGGTAGGATAACCCGAAGAGCCCATAAATATGCGGCTCAGACGCCAAAAGGCAAAATATCAAAAATAATATTACTTTCATAAAAGCAGGCTAAAATAAAGGCTTTCTTAATCCTCAAAATCATTTGGCAACAGTTTGGCAACACCCCCTGCTGCCGATTCTCAAGGTCATAATAACGTATTCGCCGTCAAAGGCGTTTTTTTTATGCAAAAAAATTTTCAAAATATTTTTTTTTCTGCATATTAAATATAGGACGCGAAAGCGCCTCACAATATATGACGACGTCAGATAAAAAATAGAGGAGAAAAGAATATGAAAAAACAGTTATATGATTTCCAGCGGCAGGCGCTGGATAAAATACAAGACCGCGACAATGCGGCGCTATTTTGGCAGATGGGCGCCGGAAAGACGGTTTCCGCAATAGAATTAACAGAACGAGAGACATGGAACACGCCAACGTTGATTTGCCTGGTATTAAAGTCCACCGTCAGCCAGTGGATAGACGAGTTGAAAGAGCAGACAGACCGGCAGGTGTTCAATGGCTATAAGAAGAGCAAAAAGGACGGAATACGGGCTTTTATAGATGCGACCGGTAGAAAAGCCTTGGTAATTGGTTACGACGCGTATAAAGCCAAATCAGCGGCTGAATTGAGGCAATATATCAATGATAACGCCGAGCAGGTTACGATGACGTGCGATGAGTCTAGTCTGATAGGACCTATGACCAGCGAAAGGACAAAGGCGGTTATGAAGACAAAAGTAAGACACCGGCTGCTATTGTCCGGAACCCCGGCAACTGGGGGTAAACTCGAAGCAATTATTCCGACGGCCTGCATGCTGGGCTGGCATATTACGAAAGAGCAGTTTTTGCAGCAGTTCTGTCACATCTACGAGTGGACAGACCCGACCCGCCCCTGGATGACGATACCGATTATACAGGGCTATAAAAACATAGATAAATTGCGTGAGGGATTACAGGAGCACGGCGGCTCTTTCATAACTATGGAGGAGGCCGGGGTGCAGTTACCGGAGACAACCGAGCAGATAATCTCCATACAGCCCCCGCCGGAATACAGGAAATTTATGAAAAATGGCATTGTTAAAATTGGTGACACCGAGATTGTTGGCGAAAACAATCTGACAAAAATGCTCTATGCAAGGCAGATTTGCTCTGTATATAACCCGGCCAAAGCTGCGGCTCTGGAAGAGTTATTGCAGCAGGCGGGCGACGAGCCCGTGGTAATTTTCTATAACTGGACGGCGGAGCTTTACGTTCTGCAAAAAATCAGAGAGAAATTGGGCCGCCCGATGTCAATAGTAAACGGGCAGAAAAAAGACCTTAAAGAGTATGAAAACGGAACACCAGGGACGGTTATTTTGTGCCAGTATCAGGCGGCCAGTATGGGGCTGAATCTACAAAAAAACGCGAGGATATGCGTTTTTTACAGCCAATGCCTCTCATACAGCGATTACGAGCAGGCGAAAGCAAGAATACACAGAATAGGGCAGAGTAGAAATTGCAATTTCTATAATCTCATATGCAGTGATAGCATTGAGGAGGACATCCTGGAGACGCTGGAACAGCGAAAAGATTACACCGAGCAGCTGTTTACAGAGAAACACGGCAGAAAGCGGGAGGTGAAGGCAGCATGACATATCAGATAATAATAAGTCATCAGTTAATAAGCTACATTATAGGAACCGTAATTGGTCTTGCGATAGTACTACTGGTAGAGCTGATAATAGCGATTATTAAAAGCAGGAGGTGATAGAGATGAACGATTTTTTAAAATTCTTTAATGAAAAGAAAAATGATTTCCCGATGCATATGGAGATATATTACAGCAAGGTTATGGATTGGTGCATTTCAATCACAAAAAAGGGCTGTGCCAAAGATTACCCAGGAGCAAAAGCCTATAGGGATGATGTTGAAATTGTAAATGTTCAGGATGCAGACATGGAGTTATGTTTTGCAAGAGCCCATGTAGAACTGAAAGATTGGCTGTTAGAGTATAGGGGTGGATATTAAATTATGAAAAATATTAAAAAAGCTGATTTTGGCCTGTCCGTTAGTGGTATTAGTATGGAACATAACTAAGGAATGGAAAGAGACCAAGGAACTGGAGGAAAGAGCCCGCCGAGATATGGCCGAGATAGACGCCGAAGAGAGAGAAAGAGAGGCGGAGCGCCGTAATATCCCGAGGCCGGAGAAGCCCGGGGATGTGGCGGTAGAAGAACGCGAGGGTACATTTATTACTATGGACAATAAGAAACACCATCTGAGATTTATCGGACTATACTGCAAGGGAAAGTTTATAGATGAATATGCGACCAGGACAGAAGCCGAAGCGGCGCGGTTACAGTATCTATATGATAACGGAGTTACAGACAAGGAGGATTTTGCATTATGACACTCGATTTTACAGACGCCCCGATAATATATAGCTACGAAACGGAAGCGATGCGAAATACATATGCCAGTTGCTATGCTGCAACGCTAGGCATAAGCGCTGCCCGCCTGGTGGTAATGGAGCCGTGTCCTCTGCTGTTCTATGGCTTCCTCAAGCAGTTCGGCGAGGATTACTATCCAAGGCTAGAGGTGGCATTGCGGGCAAGTTTATGTATCAAGGACGAATGCGGCCACCTGATGGCCATTGCGTTCTATGACACAACTACTGAGGCCGAGGCGGCGAGGCTGCAATTTATCAAAGATTATAACATTGAGAATGAGGAGGATTTCACATTATGAGTATACTAATAGGATTTATTGCCGGATTGGTTACCGGCATTGCGCTAATGTTAGGTACATTTTTCTGTATTGCGACAGTGACACTGAAAAAAGAAAGAGACAAAAATAAAGACAAAGAGACCAAATAAGGTCTCTTTTTTTAGAGTAAATGTACACACGAAACGCGGTCGTGTGTATGTTTACTAAAAAATTTTCATTTTAAAAATTATTCTGCATATTAATAGTGTAAGAAAAAAATGGAATAAACGCCCCGGCGTATAGTATAGAAGATGAAGAGATAAAAGAGCCCGGAGAGCGAAGCAAAAAGCGTTTTTTATTCTATAAATTTTTCAGCATATTATATATGTAAAGACAAGGAAGAGTAAAAACAAAGTCTTTCAAAAAAATTTTCATTTTCTAAATTATTTGGCATATTAATAATGAGAGATAAACGCAGGGGAATATAGATGAGATGAATAGAGGAGCCCCGGGAGCGATACAAAAAAAATGATTTTTATTTCTCAAAAAATTTAGCATATTAATAACAGAAGGAAAAGAAAAAAAACAACCAGCCGATAAGGCATCAAAATTTTATTAAAAAAAATTGCATATACCATATATGCAAAAACTAGGAGGAAAAAGTTATGAAAACAAATAAATTTAAAGAAATGATTATGGCTGAGGCCGAAACAATAAAGAACGAAGAGGTAAGAAACCTTACTATCAGAGTAAGAACACAGCGAGCAATCGACGCGCTGCACGACCAATGGAACCGTGTATGTATGCATATTGATAATGTGCCAGCAGAAGAAATGTCTGAAGAGTATGCTGAGTTTATTAGAAAAATAAACTATGCTGACAGATTAATATCTAATGCATCAGGACAGGGAGAATTAACAGATATTAATTACGGAAGAAATATCTATGAAAAACAGGTAAGAACACATAGAGACAGTGAAGATATTCATATTCAGCAATTTATTAGCGAATGGGACAGAACAGAAAACGAGATAGCAGAAATCAGGGCAGAAATTCAGGAGCTGAGAGATATGTGGAAAGCCGCAGGCGGTTATGATTTATGGGAACAGCACGATGAAGACGAATTAGCATTATCAGAAATCGACCTGGATACAGAGGAAACAATAGATGTGGAAACAGAAAGACAAGAGAGAGAATCACTAGAAAGAGGATGGGCTGAGTTAATTGAAATGGAAAAGGCAATGAATGAAGCAAAAGCACCAAGCAAAAAAGACGAGATGATTGAAACAGTTGAAAATACATATGACATGGTAGGAGCAGCAAGAACGATTAAGAACTACACAGGAATCAGTGATAATGAGATTGACTCTGATTACGTTGAGTACATTGTAAGACATCTATTCAGCGACGATGAGACGCAGGAGCAGCGAAACAAAGAGAGACTAATGGAGTACTACGAAAAGCAGCCGGAAAAATTCTTTGATGATTTTGATTCAGAGGATTTAGTAATCCGTATGGCAGAGGACCTGGCTAAAATTCAGTATGATGATTTAATCAAACGATACGGTTTCAAGGAGCTGAGTTATGCCCCATATAACCCAGAATTTGCAGCAAGTGAGGCAAATTACAACCGGGAAATGTCATTAGAGCTGGCGGGTACAAAGTGCGAAATTGTTGAATCAATGCCAGAATTAGAGGATGTGGTAAAGTCCAAAATAATCTCTGACAACAATTTTTGCAAATTAATCAATATGTATAAAAAATGTGGTTTTAAAGACTGGAAAGATAAGGTGATATTGCCGAACTATGTAGCACATGACGCAGTAAGATGTCACGACCAGGATTGGCTAGTAGATTATGTCATTAACAAATCAGCAATCAGAGGTGAATAAGATGAAAAAATATTTAGAAAAGAATGTATATGAAGCAACAATGGAGCGAATAAAATTCATCTTTGATGAGTTTGACAACGTGCTCGTAAGTTTCTCCGGAGGCAAAGACTCAACCGTATGTATGGATATGTGTTATGACTACGCTAAACAACACGATATGCTAGATAAATTGGCGATGTATCATTTAGATTATGAGGCTCAGTATCAGATGACGACAGATTATGTAACAGACGCATTCAACAATTATCCAGAGATACGAAAATGGTGGTTATGTCTACCGATAGAGGCACAATGTGCGTGCAGGATGGACGGGGCGTTTTGGACGCCCTGGGCTCCTGAAAATAAAGATATTTGGGTTAGAGATATGCCAGATAATAAATATGTTATCAACGAAAACAATGCACCATTTGAGGTAAAACGGGGATTGACAGACAATGAAATGCAAAGAACATTTACAGATTGGTTTATTAGTCAATACGGAAGAACAGCAATCGTCGTTGGGATTAGATGTCAGGAACCATACGACCGGTTACAGATAATCACGAGTACAGACCATAATTTGAGATACAAAGGTAAAAAATGGACAATTACGTCTCATATTAAAAATACAACTCACGGAATCAGTACCTTTGCATACATAATCTACGATTGGCAGGTTGAGGATGTCTGGACATATTTTGGAATAACAGGATATAGATACAACAGATTATATGACCTGTTTTATCAGGCAGGATGCAAATTAGGAGATATGAGGGTTGCCTCACCATTCAATGATTGCGGTATACACAATCTAAAATTATATAAAGTTATAGACCCGAAGAACTGGGCTAAGATGGTCGGGAGAGTCAACGGGGCAAATTTCGCCGGACTATACGGAGGAACGACAGCGATGGGCTGGAGAAAAATAATCTTGCCGCCAGGACATACCTGGAAATCATATTGCTATTTCTTATTATCCACATTAGACGAGAAACTAAAATCTCATTATGAAAGAATTCTTGCAACATCATTAAAATATTGGTGCGAAAAGGGCGGCTTTGTATGTGAGGATATTATGGATGAAGTGGAGGCTCTCGAGGCTGATTATGAAGATATGGGAACCAGCACTAGATACAATAATCAAAGAATATTAAAGTTCACACAATACCCCGACGATTGCAAAACAAAATCATTCGCAAAGCTGCCATCATACAAAAGAATGTGTATCTGTATTATGAAAAACGATTACTGCTGTACATATATGGGATTCGGAAAAACAAAAGAAGCAATAGAAAAAAGAAAAATCACAATGGAAAAATATAAAAATTTATAAGAGGAAATGACTTATGTTTAAATCACCAGTTTACAATATTAAAGCAATACCAATAGAAAAAATACAGGCGAACGCATACAACCCGAACAGTGTAGCACCGCCAGAGATGAAATTATTATATAAATCAATTTTAGAGGATGGATATACAATGCCGATTGTATGCTACCACATACCAGAGACAGATACATATGAAATTGTTGACGGGTATCACCGATATCTCACTATGAAACAGCACAAAGATATCTACGACCGCGAGGGCGGTTGTCTGCCAGTATCTGTTATAGATAAGCCGTTATCAGACAGGATGGCTAGCACAATCAGACATAACAGAGCCAGAGGAACTCACAGTATAGAGCTAATGACAAATATAGTTGCGGAGTTAGTTGAAAGCGGGATGTCTGACGCGTGGATTATGAAAAATATAGGCATGGATGCAGAGGAGCTTTTAAGATTAAAACAAATAAGCGGGCTTGCAGCATTATTTAAAGACAAAGATTTTTCACACGCATGGACAGCAGGAGGTGATGAGGATGACAAAAACGGGGATGGCGATAATTGCCAATAGAGACATTTCGGAGAAAATGCCGGAGGAAATCAAGCAGGCGGATTGCGTATACAGCAAGCCGCCGTGTAATTTCAACATGCTGGCAGGGTATTATTCCAGAGCCGGACAGGCAATGCCGGCAGCATATACCACATATGGAGAATTTATAAAAGCATACTTTGAGAGTATAGATTTTATAGAGCCGCAGTTACTATATATAGAGGTAACAGCGAGTAATAAGGAAATTATTGAACAGGAATGTAAAAAACGCTTTCCGTTCGTAGATACGGACGCCGCATATTTTAACAGAAACAGAAAATTCAAGTGCTGGATTATCCGATGCGGAACGGAGGAACCAGCGCCGGGTAGCTCGGATATAATTGAGGTCAACACATATATAAGGAGGCTTTGTAAAGATGTTGATTTTAGATGTATGGCAGACCCGATGCTGCACATGGATGCGGCAGGGTTTTATTGTAACAAATACGAAAAGAAATTTTACGGTATTGGAGTTGACCGGCATGTGACGGAGAAATTGACGACGCGCATAGAACAGTATGAGGAGAAGCAGGCGAAAAAGGAAAGAAAAAGATTGACAAAGCACAATAAGCAGCCGTAAGGCTGCTTATTATTTCTAAATACGTTTTAAAGAGTTTCTTTTTGCAATACCATCTTCATCTTCCTGCTTTTGTCTAACAGCCTCATCACCTAAAAAAAGACGGGCCTGATATAAAGACCGGGAAGCATCATGGCCTCCAGGACTCAGAGAGATTCCATATTCTCCCCGTGTTATAGAGAGGGTAGGGTCATAGCCTCCGAATTCCTTATAATAAGTCTTCAAATACCCACGGAGTTCAAACTCAAGAGCTCGGAGGAGCTCCATAGCCTGAGGTGTATTAATACTTGCATATCCATGTTCATTCAGGTTATAGAACCTGTCTCCGTGTTTGGTATGAAACAGAAATTTTGAAACAACGTTAATTCTAGGAGCAAAACCCAAAGAAATAAAATCGACAAAAATATATAGACAATCGTCAGAAGCAAATCGGCGTAAGTCATCAATAAGCTTTTGTCGGTTTCGCGCTTCAGCTCTTTCTTGCCGGCTACCAGATTCGGACAATTTCATTAAAAAGGCAGCATACACGAACGGCAAGAAGAGAAATGCTATCGCAAGAACAAATTCTGTCGCAGATTGAGCCGAGCCCAAATTAGTAACTACTGCAAACCAGAAAAATGCAATAATAACTGGTATAACTATATACAAAAGAACAAACATACAAAACCCTCCTTTTTTCTTTCTTACTATAATTGTACGGTGAAAATATTTTTTTGGAAAGAGCGATTTTCATAAAACACAAAAAAAATTTCCAAAAAAAATTTTATTCGGCATATTAAATACAAGGAGGAGATGCTTATGACAGAAGAAAAGAAGAAAAGAAATAAGGAGGAAAAGAAGATAAAAAATAAAAATGATTTTTTACAATATTTTGAGAACGAACGTCATAGAACGCCAATGCACCTGGAGATATATTATAGTAGCGTTATGGATTGGTGCATAAAAATTTACAAAAAACGAATGGATAATACGTTTTCAGACATTAAAATCTACGATGAAGAGGTTGTTATTTGCGACATAGAAAATGCCGATTTAGCCGGGGGCATGGCAGAGGCAAGAGAGCAATTAGAAAAATGGCTTTTTGAGCAGAGAGCCATAGAGGAGTCAAGAGTGCAAAAATACAAGCTCCTTAGCCGAGAGTATGTAATCGGTAATAATATCGCATACGAGGATAGATTTCCAATGCAATATGAAAATGACCCCGAAGAGGGCAGGGCTGAAATGTTCATTCAGAGCATAGAACCCCAAAAAACAATTTATAGAGTACATATGGGTAACATCATAAATAATATCAAAATCAACCTTGAAGAGGAGCCGGTAAATGGAGGTCCAGACGTTTGCTACGGAGCCAATGTCATTATTGACACAGGAAGAGAGTCGTTTTCTATCGGGCGTATCGCTAATAAATACACATTGGGAGCCGCATATGATAAGGCGGAAAAAATACAGTATGAGCTAATTAGAACCATTACAACAGAAGTAATGAAACAGATAAGGGAGCGTTGTAATAAGGAGAAAAAGAAATGCTGATAAAATTACAAGAAAAAAAAGGATACCTCAATATAAAACCAAACGACATTAAGAGGATGATTATTACAAAAGACAGGGCCTTCGGGCTAGAGTTTGAGAGGATTCTAATATATACAGATTCAAGCACTGAATATGTGGCCAGATATCAAAACAAGCAGGATGCCGAGTCCGAGTTAGAGAGGTTCAAGAACGCGTTGGCAGCCGGCGATGAAGAGTTTGAGTTCACGACCGATGAAGAGTTAGTCAAAAAAATTGATGAGGCTCATGAGCAGTTTATAAAATGGAAAAAACAAGAATATGAACAAAAGCATCAGGAACTGTATGAGCAGGTAAAGGAACAGGTTGAGGCCGATAACGCACTAACGAAATTTTTCTGCTATATAGGCGCTCTGCTTATATTTTGTCTGACTACATATGTCGGCTCCAGATGCATAGAATCACCGCAGCTGCTGGTATCAGCCGGTATCATTGCAGGCGCGATTGGCGGGGCGTTGATTTCACATGCGATGAGATGCGGAAAAGAGGACTAACAAAAAATTTTCAAAAAAATTTTTATTTGTCATATTATATATGTAAGTATAGAAGAGCCCCGAGCCGAGGGGCGATTATAACTCATAGTACCTCAGCCCCGGGTGTAGCAACCCGGGGTAATATAAGAAAGAAAAAATACAGGAGGAAAGATATGTATTTATTAATAGAAGACAAAAACAAACGAATCACCGCATTTGGATTAGACCGTATTAAAAGAGTTATAGCATTCAAGCAAGATGAAAAGACAGATAAATTTGAAATCATGCTCGAGGCAGACAGTGGCGAATGCATATTTCTAAAAAAACTCTATAGTGATTGGGCAGAGGCGAAAGAAGATATGCTTATGCTGATTCTGGGCGTAGAGGAACTAAACGCTCCAAGAACTGATATAAAAGAGGCATTCCAAATACCGCAGTTCGCCACTCCAGAAAAGGTAATAGAATATGCTAGAACGCGGTTAGGCAAACAGAGAAAAACGAAAGAGGAAAAGGAAAATGCAGAACATAGGATGCGAATTTAGCGGAGTGTATGAATACAGCAAGATAACCAGTAATGACGGAGAGCAATTCTACACTGGGCGTTTACGCAGAGACAACGGGAAATCAGAATCGTGGAGTAAGGATTGGACGCCATTTATTCCAGCAAGGGAAAATATTACTATTGAAAAGCTCAGATTAAAAAATGATATGCGAGATTATACATTTGCAAGTATTAAGGAAGAATGTGAAAAGTTCGGCATAGATGAGTTAGTTGTTGAAATACACTTCAATGTATCGGATTACGATGCGATATGCACAGGGGCAAATGTAAATATTTTATCATATAAAATGAGTGATGAAACTACTACACTGACCTCAGGTGGGTTGTATAAAATCAAAGCCAATATTGAGGCAAAAACGGCAGCCTGGTATGGTGAAGACGGAAGACTGACGGCCTTCCTTAAAGACTGGAGAAATTACGGGATGAGAAAAAGAATTATTAACATATGCGATTGGGAAACCGACCCGAAATTTATAAGGGCAGAGCCGAAGGATTTTTCAAATATGTCAGACGATGAAATTATTAGCTTCCACAGAATCCACGAGTCAACCGTCTCAGGAGCAGACATTGCGATTTCGGCTTATAAATTCGGCGGGGCAAGGCATGCTAACCGAATCATGGATATATTCTATCAGATGAGCAAATATCCCGTATACATTGATTGTTGATATGGCAGCAGAGAAGAGCTTTGAGAACAAAATAAAGGCCGAGCTACACACTAAAGGCGCTTGGCGAGTTAAATTCTTCGCGAACGCATACACCCCGTCAGGCATACCCGATGTGTTAGCCTGTTACAACGGGCGCTTTTTAGGCATAGAGGTCAAGGGAGGCACATCATACGGCCTGACCGAGCTGCAAAAATACAACTTGAGATGCATACGAGATGCCGGCGGTATAGGCATATGTGTATACCCGAGCGGCTGGGAACAATTCCTGCAGCTGCTGGACGACATACAGGCCGGGAGGGCAATAGATATTAACGATGATAATTACATTATGAAGTGACGCAGACACAAAGAGGGCTTGATATATGTACAACACAGAGCGCGAGCTGACAGAGGCAATACAAAAAGAATACGAAAAAAAAGGCATAAAAAAGCCTGAGCGGGACGAGCTGACGCCGGTAATCATCAGGGAGTATCTGAAAGCACTGATACTGAATTGTATGCAGATGTATATGGATACTAGGAATGCGGATTATGCGTGCACATTAAAGATATTACTTCGGCTGTTCTATGTGTCAGGATTTGACGGCAAGGCGAGACGGAGCCAAAGTATGGAGGCCGAGCTGATTATGGATATAGTGATGCCGGAGTTATACGAGGAGAAACCACCTGCCGAGATTGCCGAGATGGCAGTAAGACTACTGCCAGAGATACGTGAAGAGCGCCGACGCGAGCTGCGACAGCAGCGAGCGGAGGATGAACGCCGGCGAGGGCGTGAGAGATATTGGAGGAAGAAAAAAGCTAAGGAGAGCGAATAGCTCTTCTTTTAAGGAGGGTGAATAACCCTTCTTTTTTTTATGTAAACAAGAAATCTTCATTCTATAAGCAGCCGTGGAAAACATCACGGTGAATACAACAAAAGTGAGGAATGAAGATTGAGCAATGCAAATCTAAACGCCGCGAAGAAGGCGAAAAACGATGAATTTTATACAATGTATGAGGACATAGAGGCAGAACTGCAACACTACCCCGGAGCATTTCAGGGCAAGGTGGTTTATTGTAATTGTGATAATCCGGAATGGAGCAATTTTTGGAGATATTTTCACGAGCATTTTGAGGAGTTGGGGCTGAAGAGATTAGTTTCAACTCACTACGAGAAAGACGTAGAGAGGAACGGCACCCCGTATAAGATGGAGTATGAAGGCGGAGACGATGCGAATATTGCAGCAGGCGTAAAAACGCCGCTGGAGGGCGATGGAGATTTTGCGAGTGAGGAATGCCTTGCAGTTTTAGAGGGAGCCGACATTGTGGTGACGAATCCACCGTTTTCCAAATTTCGACGGTTCGTACAGACACTTTTTGATAATGAGAAGAGGTTCATAATAATAGGAAGTAGACAAGCTTCAACCTTAAAGAACGTTTTTCAACATATAAAAAAAGAACAAGTAAGTCCCGGCTATACACACCCGAAAGCATTTTTGACGATTGATAAAAAAAGCCAGAAGGTTAGCACGGGATGGTGGGCTTGGATAGACGATTCAGGGCAAGGACATGTATTGCCGCGAAACCCTTTAAAATTATCAGAAAGATACAGCCCTGATAAATATAAAAGATATGATAACGTTGATGCGATTAATGTAGACAGAGTAAAAGATATTCCGATTGACTACACAGGCATTATGGGAGTGCCATGTTCATTTATTGAGAATTATGACCCGAAACAATTTGAGCTGATAGGACACACGCATGATATGAATGGAGACGGAGGGCAAGGCGTCCCCGGAGGTGGGTTGTATATCAACAGTAAGAAAATATACACGAGGATATTTATAAGAAGCCGTCACCCCAAGCCGTGACGACTGGCGCCTCTTTATGTTATACTGTCAATATGGGAGGTGCAAAGCGTGAAGGAATATATGAAAAAACTAAAACAACAGCTCTTATTTGAAGGCTCTTGCGTTACCAGCAGATGCGGCCGCAGTGGCGGGGTTTATGAGTATGTTCAACGAGAATTTGCTTATAATGAATGCAAGATAGACGGTGGAGAGTTGTCACGACGCAATATAGGCAGCATGTTTGAGAGCGGTCTTATATATGTAGCCGAGGACGAGATGCTGTTTCGCGCCGAGGATATCATAAATGCAGACAGGATTTTTGCGGCAATGCAGTATGCGGTTACAGAGTGCATGTATGATATGACAGGCGAGGATATACAGGAGATACAGAGACGGCTGGGAGCCGGGCAGAACATACCGGGCAAGATAGAAAAGCCGAAAACATTAAGAGACATTGCGGCGCGCCATATAGAGTGGATTAAAGCTGGAGGGGACAAGAAGTCTGCCCGTATAATTGCCTTTATGCAATGTCTACAGGCAGATATTGCCCCCTTTATCATACACGCCGAGAACAAAACGGAGTATGAAAGCCGACTGGATAGCCCGGAGCGGTTAGAGCAGTTTTTCAGAGTAGAACAGTGGCAATTCTACAGAGAAACCGAACCGATGGTGATTGACCAGGTATAAGAGATATGCGGCGGGGAGCCAGGCAAGAAAGAATTTACGGCGGGTTTCCCCGCCGCTTTCCTTTATATAAGAAGTAAAATAGGGTATACCCGGGCGTTACATTGCTGACAACCCGAAAAGTGTAAAATGAAACCTGAAAAACCGCCAATTTTACACAATGTAAACAACATCAAGAGCCTGTATTGACAGGTTATTTAAAAGCCCGTCTTAGACGGCGCTTCAAAAGCCCGCCCTGACAGGCTTTTTTTTGCGGATTTTTTAGCCAAAAAAACAGCCCCGATTACGTTTTGCAAAATGTAAAGCGCCCTGATATAATATGAACATAGAAAGGGGGCGGCAGATATGAGAGTGGCATATGTTAGAGTGTCAACGGCAGAACAGAACGAAGAGCGACAGCTGGAAGCACTGGAGCGGTTCAACATAGAGCGCTGGTATACCGAAAAGGTCAGCGGTAAGAACGCAAACCGGCCAAAGCTGCAGGAGATGTTGGATTTTGTCAGAGAAGGCGACATTGTATATGTTCACGATTTAAGCCGCCTTGCCCGTAGTACAAAAGACCTACTTTCTATAGTAGAACAACTGGACGCAAAGGGGGTACAGCTGGTAAGCAATAAAGAGAGCATTGATACGCAAACCGCCGCCGGAAAATTAATGCTGACTATGATTGGAGCGATTGCCGAATTTGAGAGGCAGAACCTGTTAGAGAGGCAGCGCGAGGGCATAGAGATTGCCAAGCGCGCGGGGAAATACCGCGGCGGGCATACGAAAGAGATTAATAAAGACGAATGGCAAAAAAATCTCTTCTTATATAAAACCCGTGAAATAAATAAAAGGCAGTTCGCCGAACGTCTACATATTTCCCGCCCGACGCTGGACAGGCTGCTGAAAAAGGAGGCCTCACAATGATAATCAACATTGAAAAAATAAGAGAAAAAAGACGCTTAAAAGAGCTGGCGACGGCATTAGACCTCACCCCGGAGGAAACAGCAATGATTTCCGAACGCTGCCGGGAGATGCAGGAAGAATTAAAGGAGCGAGCCGGCCGCGAGGATTACCCGTTCAACGTAGAGCTGCCGGATGGGACGATTGCGGCAGACCGTGACGAGGTTGAAGAGTGGTACGCGAAGAACGGCGGCCGAATTTAAAGGGCGCTCTGCCCGTATAAACTAACGCCCCGGACAAATTGAGGCCAGGTTTTTCTTCCTTTCCTTTCTTTGTTACCTGGCCGCGGGGCGCTGGTTTATGCGGGCAAGTTTCCTGCATATTATATGTAGGCGGGAACAAATAAAAAATACATATTCCTTTCTTGAAACAACCCGCCTGTTGTTGTAGTTTTCTTTGACGAATTGCCCCGGTGAAAGCCGGGGTGATTTTTTTGCAAAAAGTGTTACACTTTCCGAATTTTTCAGCATATTATATATGAGCCCGAACGAGGGCTGAATATAATTTCATGACGTTCTCCTGAGGCGCTCGGGCGAAGCCCGGCGCCTTTAAAAAAAGTGATTTTTATTTTTTGAAAGATTTGTCATATTATATATGTAAGCATAAATGCTTATATGTAAGGGAGCGGCGTAATTACTACCATACGACAGACACCACCGCCCCGTTACATAGGCAGCAGGAGCAACACGGACGGCGACACATAGCAAGACACAAAAGCAAGATATGCAAAAAAACATATGCAAAAAAAACAAAGAAAAGAAATTTTCCTGCTGCCGCACCTTTTTTCATATTTATTAAGCGCGGGAAGCATCTCCCGCGTGCGAGATAATCCCGCAAATCTTCCTCTATTTATTATATAAAGCCCTGCAGGTTCACTCCCTGCGGGGTGTTTTTTATGTAAGCCAAAGCCGGCCGTACACCAAGGCCGTAAGCCGGCCGTGAACCCAGCTGCCAGAGGCAGCCGGGTATCCCGCATACTAAAAATGCGGCGGAAAAAAGGACACAAAAAACGCCGCCAAAAAAATTTTTATTTTTTTAATTATTCTGCATATTAAATATGAGGATAAAGAAACGCTTGTCCTCACGACGACAGAATAGAAAAAAAATGAGATATATGGAACAGGAGGAAAAAGCTATGAAAGACATAGATTATCTAAATAAAATCAGTGAAATATCTGACAAAATAATAAAAATGGCGGAGCTTGGTAAAGATACGACCGCCCTGGAGCAGATGCTGCAGCAGATGATGGCAGCAGCAATGCAGCATCCGGAACCGGAAAAGGAGCCGGAAAAGGAGCCGATGGCATTACCCCCGGTAGAAAACATTGACGGGCTGCAGGTGATTACACTATCGAAAATGCCGAAAACGATGAGGGATTGTTTTGAACGCGGTGATATCAGCCTTGTAACTACGAAAGAGCAATTTTACGAGGACGAGCTGTACGAGGCAGCCTGCAGGGTTGTGAGAGAGACAGACAGAAATAAAATTAAATATATGCTGGAACAAAAGGCAAAAGAGCTTGGCGGAACGGCGCTCTGCAAGATGTTCACTCAGAGTTACGTGGCCAAAAAGAAAGAAATAAAAAAGAAACGAGAAGAAGAAGAAAGAAAGTTGGCAGAGGCGCTCAAGGAGCGGCAGGCAGCAGAGGCAGAGGAGAAGCGGAGAGCTGGCAACAAGACCAAGTTCACGAACATGCCCGAGTGGTGCACCGGCAATAAATACGTCGGTGAAGAATGGATTACCAATAACGACGAAGGCGTTTACAAGCTGGAAGATTGTGGAAAGACGGTAAAACGAACCGAGGCCTGCGGCCGCCCTGTAGCTATAAATAGACTGCTGGAGCCAATAGATGAATCAGGCTGGGACGGCATAGAGCGAGTTGAGATTGTATTTGAAAGCGAAAGAGGCTGGAAGAGAAAAGTTGTAGAAAGAGAGACGCTCTTGAATAAAAATAAGGCGATTGCTCTTACAAATGACGGTGTTGATATTACATCAGACCGGGCCGGCGCTTTTACAGGCTATATGTCCTCTATGCTGAAAGAGTCCTCTATAAGAGGGGCAATTCCGAGTAGGAAATCTTCAAGAAAGATGGCTTTATATAAAGACGGACAAATACTTTTACCATACAGAGACCCGGAGTTTTATTTTGAAAAGAAAGCATCTATGCCAAACCTGGTAAATGCGCTACAGGCACACGGGGAGAGCGAGAAAATGGAAGAAAACCGCGATGCATGGTTTAAAGAGTTCAAGAAGATACGAGCAGAAAAGAACGGAATGTTCAACTTCCTCACCGCATCTTCATTATGCGCACCGATTATTGGAATGATTGGGAACATTGACGGTTTTGTATGTAATGTTGTAGGAGTTACAGAATGCGGCAAGTCAGTCGCCGAGAGTGTTACAGCGACAATATGGGGCAGCTTCAAGACTTCTGATGGTTTTGTTATAGGGGCAAAAAATACATCAAATGCATTTGAGACATATGCGGATGTTCTGAATTGCCTGCCACTGACAATTGATGATTATAACAAACTGAAAGAAAAGGAAAAAGATGCATTTAAACAAATCATATATGAGATTGCGAACGGCATAGGAAAAGGAAGAGCCACGAAGGACATGGGACTGAGAGCAATGGCCTCTTATTCATTAAATCTGATAGTTACATCAGAAGAACCTTTGAGAGAAAGGGCCGGCGGCGGCGCTACAAACCGTCTGCTGACATATATGGCAGACAGTAAATGCCCTTGGACACCAGACAGAATCACCGAAATGATGAACTTTTTTAGCACTAATTACGGGCACGCCGGAGTTGAGTACATAGAGATTTTAAACAATCTTGGACGCGGAAAGGTGCAAGACATGATTAAGACACACCGTGACGAGTTACTAGAGGCAGCAAAAGGTCAGAAAAAAACAATGAAACAGATAAACGCGATGGCGGTTCTGCTTACAGCAGATGAGATTGCAGCGAATATGCTTTTTAAGGATAAAATCAAAATCACCACCGAACAGGCGGTTGATATGCTTGAGAGCGAAGACGTGGTTCAGGCAGAGGCGCAGGCTTATGAGAAAATTATAGATAAAATTTTCAGCAACAAACAGCACTTCCAGGGTTTGGTTGAGTGCGATAAATTAACCGGTGACCTGTGGGGCAAATTTGTCAGAGAGGACAAATATGAGGACTACGTAGAAGTAGAGGAAGAAATAAAGACAGGAGAAAAAGACGAAACCGGAAAAGAAATTGTAAAAACAGAAAAAAGACAGGTCAAACCAACAACGGCGGCAATGTTTAAATTTAAGCTACAGGAGCTGGCGGCAGAGGTCGGGGTTAGTTACGAAATGTTCATCGAATACCTCAGACGAAAAAAATTGTTATATACAGATGAAGGCAGAGATACAAAAAAAGTAATAATAAAGAGGACTGATGGAAAGAAGGGCCAGATTAGGCAGAGAATGGTAAAGTTTAGATTGCCGCAACAGGACAATGTTCCGTTTTGCGAGGAGGATGACGAAGATTAAAAAAAAGGGACGCGAAAGCGCCCCTTTTTTTTAATGGGGCAGAATACAAGATGCCCCGTTTTTTGCGGAGCAAAAGGCAGATGGCGCCCCGCCCTTGGAGCAGAAATTGCGGACGGCAGGGCGGAAAATACGGCACGGGGCGGCGTTTTTGCGGCAAAATTTGGAAATATTTACCAAAAGATACACATTGAAAAAAAGAAAAATTGGGCATATCGCCAGTGGTGCCCCGATGCCCCGCCCCGTCCAGTAAAAATGTTATATATATATAGAAAATAAAAAAAGAAAAAAATATTTTTTTTTCTTTTTATTTCTCTATATAGGGTTATAAAATGCTGGGGCAGTTGGGGCAGTCGTTGTGGATATAGAATAAATATAATAAAATATACTATATATAGTATATAATATATATAAATATACAATATATTGTATATAAATAACTCTTTTATACAAAATACTCTGCCCCGAGATGTAGGGGCAGTGCTGGGGCGATTGGGGCTGTGGCTATATGAAAGATATTGGTTACCAGTAATGTTATTGGCTACCGGTAGGTTGAGATATTGCCCGTATAAAAGAAAAAATCTGCCGGCCGGAAGTTTGTTGGCGGAGGCGTTTCTTTTTTTCAGCCGGAAAGAGTGTTAGGTGTTGGCCGATGCAGTAACGGCAGCCTCATACTTCTTTTTATACTGGCACCATCATTACCGGCAGCCATAACGTATATTCAAGGACGGCGGCGAAGCCGCCGGCCGGCCGATTTTTTGCGGATTTCTACACCACCAAAACGCAAGCTGCGAGCGGTTGGCTGCATACTTTCTATATGCTATAATCTGCATATATACAGAGGAGGTGTACATATTATGAGTGACGCATTACACGAGCACGCGAAGATGTTGGCAAGAAATTTATTGAGATTGCAGGTATGCACTATTGGAGAGATTGCCGAGACGCTGGAACTAGAACCCCCGGAGGTACAAGAGCTAGCTGTTGAGGTCTATGATGAGCGGGCGGAGCAGCTGACGGCGCTGCGGCAAATTATGAATGATATAGGCGAGAAACGCGCGGGGCGGCAGCAACAAGAGGCCTTATTGTTTGATGCGATTGGTATTCTGAATCAGCTTTTGCATAGGAGAGAGCCCGGGCGCGGCGAGATTGCCGATATCAGAAACTGGATACATAATATGGCCGACCACGACCTGACGCTTTACCTTGATAAACTATATGCGGGCGGAAATGACAACGAGATATTGATTCACGGAGGGGCTTTTCTTGATGGCGTGTATGCACTTTTTATGCGTACACACTACGACGACCTGCGGCGAAATGATGATGGATTTGTTGAGCCTGACACCACCGCCGCCCCGCCCGCGCCGGATGCCGCGGCCGAGGCTTACGCGCGGGATGAAGCGCGCGATGATGCTTTCCTTGACGGTTATGACCACGGCCACCGAGACGCCAAAGAAGAGATTGCATCACGACTGCTGCAGCAGAGCCGGCTGCCTTTCCCGTCCATTGCCGGCTATACCGGGCTGACAGATGAAGAGGTGAGGACGCTTGCAGCGCGAGTTCTGAAACGGTGAAAATACGAGGTGCATACTTTTTCCCCTTCATATTTCAGGGTGCATACTTTATGTGTGCACCTTTTTTCATACCCCGGCGCGCCGTCATAATATGCATACCCAAGCCAGCCCCCGCCGCCTGCTGCGGCATAAAATGCATACACTACCCGGACACCCACTCCGCCCGCCGGCTGGCTATACCAGCCGCCGGGCTTCGCTTTTCGCACCATAAAGTGCATACACTAGGCGGAACGCTTTTCTTCCATAATGTGCATACATAAACCGCCCCTTCTTTTCTGCATTTTTTTTCTTCTTTCTTAAAAAAGTGCATACACTAGCCGGACACCAAAGGCAAAGCCGCAGCGGGCAAAAAGTGTGCATACTAGGCAGCCCCGTTTTGTTTGCAAAAAGTATGCATACAAGGCAGCCCCGGCTTTGCGGTTGATTGCGAAAAAGTGCATACACTAGCCGGACACCAGGAACAGGCCCGCAGTCGCCAAAAAGTGCATACACTAGGCCGCCCGCGTTTTGCTTTATTTTGTATGCATACTACCCGGACACAATTCGGCAAAAAGTGCATACACTAGCCGGACACCCTCCGGCAGTTCTGCGGGCAAAAAGTATGCATACAAGGCTGCCCCCAAACCGTTTCAGCTGCTGCCGGCATAAAGTGTACACCCAAGCCAGCCCCCAGGCTGGCAGACGCCGCCACCACTCTCCGGCCGCCTGAACCCTGCTGAGCGGCTAAGCCGTAGATTTCGGCCCGCCAGCCCTTCTTTTTTGCCTTTTTTTCATTTTTTCTTTTGGTTTTGTAGGCCGCGGAGCGGCCGTCTGCCCCGTTTTTGCGGGCATACTTTACCAGCGGCAGCAGGTTTTGCCCCGGTTTAGGTACATACTCAAAGCGGGCAACGGTAAACCGCCGCACGCTTTTCGGTGGTTTTATTCTTCCCGCCAGGCCACGCGGCCGGACGCTGCCCGCCCGCACGGCCAGGCTCTCTTTATGCATACTTTTTTGTATTTGTAGTACATCTTTTCTTTTCCTCTTTCTTTCCTTTTTCTTTTGTTTATTTATAGGTGCATACTTTTTTCGGCCTTTCTTTTAGCCTTCTTTTTTGGTTTTGTAGGCCGCGAAGCGGCCGTCTGCACCACCGGAAAAAGCCCGGAAGCCCGCATAAGCAGCGGCTTTGCGAGGGTTTGAGAGGAATATTTTTAAAAATATTTTTAAAAAGTTGTTTTTTATTCTACATATTTTTCGGCATATTATATATGTAAAGGAAATGAAAGACGTAAGCCGGATTCGCCGGCGAGCCTCCTTTTCTCTACAATTTTTTTATATACTGTCGTTGAGACGGCTGCAGCCCTGCAGGTGTAATCCCGGGGTTGTGGCTGTTTCTATTTTTGTGGAGAAAAAAGAAAAAAAGAAAAAGAAAGAAAATGGCGCGGGAGTGTCTCTAAAAAAGAGATATTTTTCGCGCCTTAATTTTTGTTATTTGGATTGTCGCAACCTTAAATGTGATTTTGGTAAAGCAAGTTTACCAAAAATGATTTACCAGAAATTTTCGGCAGGAAAAGAGTTTGTTTCATTACGGGCAGTTCACAGTGTAACGGCCGCAAAAAGTGTACACCTTTAGGAGACACTTGGCGGCGCCAATTAAAAAGTGTACACGCTAGCCGGGCACTAACGCCAGAGCCCCTCCAATAGATATTCCTGCAGCGAGAACAGCTCATCGAGCGTCATTCCCCCTCTGCCGAATGCGTCTTTCGCCCGTGAATATAAATGCATCGCTTCGCCCTGTATGCTGAAAAACAAATCCGGGTCATGATTGTTTGACCAGCTCTCTCTGACATCACCGCTCTCATCATATACATATTTTCGTTTCTGCTCCATTAGCTCTTCGTAGTTCACATCCCCTGGCCAGTTCATAAATTTTATTAGTTCGTCTATCGTTCGCATATCATAACCTCCTTTCTTCTTATTATAACGCAGCATTTTATCCAGGACAAGAAAACGCATATTAACTTTAAGCGGTAGAGCCGCAACGACATAATAAAAAAATGCAATGCGTGTCAGGCACGCAAGGAGAGAAAGGAGTATGAGTTATGAAGAAAATCTAACACCAGAACAAATTATTAAGAAGAATCAGATATCAACCGCGATATGCGAGGAGGTTATGAGAGTTGATGCTCAGGACAAGCGCTGCACGGATTTCTATAACAGTAAGGAATGGAAGGCCGCCAGGGCGATGACTATAGCAAGAGATGACGGCATTGATATATGGGAGTATATGAAGACAGGCCGAGTTCAGCCTGGTAATGTTGTTCATCATATTGTCAGTGTAATTGATAACCCTGAATTGAAATGCACGTTATCAAACCTGATAACAGTATCACCTCAATCACACAGAGAGATTGAGAAACTATATAACAAAGGAAATAAACAGTTAGTCCAGACTATCTTACAAGGAGAGGCGGACAGGCGAACAGAACTCTTTATGCCACAGACGCAGCCGCCGGTTGATACAGGACTAGGAGAAGGCGAATCTTATATATGACACGAATAATGCATATTTGTAATAGATGCGGGAAGCCACTGCCGGTCGGGCAGCGCTGCAGCTGTCAGCCGGCATACCGCAAGGACTACAACAAGTTCAGAAGAGACAGGAAAATTGCCGAGTTCAGGGCATCTCCGGAATGGCGCTCTATTCGGCAAATGATAATTGATAGAGATGACGGGCTAGACCAGTACCTGCTGCATACGACAGGCGAAATGCGGCGCGGCATGTCTGTTCATCACATACTGCCGCTGTCCACCCCGGAGGGTTGGACGAGACGTAGTGACCCTGACAATCTCATCACACTATCAGACGATACACACAGCAGCCTTGAATATAGATACAAAGGGCAGCAGCGAGAGCAAACAATAAAGAAACTTCAGGAGATTGTGAAAAAAATATCAGACGGGCACGACCTCTCATAAGGGAGGGGGCGGGTATAAATGTTCAAAATATTTACACAGAAAGCCCATGTCCAGATTAGCTTTTACAAATTTCCGAATAGAACCTATTTTTAGAAAATTCACGAGGAGGTGAGGCTCATATGGGAGCAAAAAAGCCAATGGAGCTGCATACAAGCCATCATACAAAAGCAGAAATCGCGGTGATGGAGGCCGAAACGGCAAACGCAACCTGCGACCGTAAATGCCTGTCAGGTACACCGCCAAGAGAGTTAATAGACGCGCGGGCAAAAGCCGAGTGGAGACGCATTGCCGGAATCTTGGAGCCAATGGAAATCATTGGTGACCTGGACAAGGCGGCGCTGATTGGCTATTGCAACGCGTTTTCGCTGTATAGAAGAGCGACCGAAGAATTGGCGGCGGCGCCGTTGATATTAGAGACAGAAAGGGGCAGCGTTAAAAACCCTCTCATATCAGTTCAGGACACATATGCAAAGCAGATGAGGGATTTTGCTATGAAGGCCGGGTTGTCTGTTGATACACGGTTGAAGTATGCAGCTCTTAAAACGAAAAACGACACCGCGGAACTCGAGGATGAGTTCGGCGACATATAGAGGTGAAATAAATGACGCGTAAAGAGATTATAACGCATTATGCCCGTGATTGTCTCAATGATGTAATACCGGCCTGTGTTAAACACAAGAACGCCTGCCGGCGGTTTTTGCGTGACGTGGAACGTATGGAAACAGAACCTGATTACCCGTATTATTGGGACGAAGCGGGTGCTGACAATATTGTGTCTTGGTTCAAGAATCTAAGACACCGTAAAGGCGAGCTTGCGGGGCAACCAATAAATCTTACTGAATGGCAGCAATTTCATCTCTGTCAGTTGTATGGGTGGAAAAGAAAAAAAAATGACCGAAGAAGATTCAAAAAAATGTTCATAGAAGTCAGCCGTAAAAACGCGAAATCTCAAGAGCTGGCGGGCATTATCCTCTATGAGATGTCTGTAACAGCAACAAAAAACGGTGAGTTGGCCGAGATTTACACGGCGGGTACAAAATCACAGCAGAGCCGTATTTGCTTTAAAGAGGCCGGATTGATGCTGAATGGGTCTAAATTGCGGTCGAAATTTAAGATAACAGAAAGCAGCATAGAGCATATAAAAACAGGTTCCTATGTTAAGCCTCTCAGTAAAGATGACGGGAAGAACGGAGATGGTACGAACCCGGCCGTTTTGGTACTAGATGAATATCACCAGCATAAAACAACAGAATTTTACGACCTCAGCATTGGTTCTAACACAAAAGAGCCGCTGCTGTGCATTATTACCACGGCAGGTGTAGACCTAAACGTTCCGTGTTACCGCGAATACGAGTTTTGCAGCAATATTATTGACCCTGACATTGACATTGAAGATGAGGAATACCTCATTGATATATGCGAACAGGACAAAGAAGAGGCTGAAGACCCGCGCCTGCTAATGGATGAGGATAGATGGCTGAAAAGTAACCCTGTCAGAGCAACTTATCCGGAAGGTCGTGAAAAAATCCGTACTACATATGAAAAGGCGCTGAAAATGCCGGAAGATATGCCGTCGGTTCTGACAAAGAACTTTGACATATGGGTACAGGCCAAGGAATGCGGATATATGGATATGAAAAAATGGAAAGCCTGCGAGGCTGAGGAGCTGCCGGTTGACATAAAAGGCCTTCAATGCGTTGTCGGTATAGATATGTCGTCCAAAATTGACCTTACCTCTTGCTCTATTGTAATCCCCTATAAGGACACCGAAGAGACAGACGCGGACGGAGAACCGGTCGTAAAATATATCATTTTTTCGCATTCTTTCATTCCAAACCGCGAGAAATTGATTGAGAGAGTAAATGTGGACAAAGCCCCCTATGACGCCTGGGAGATGCAGGGCTATCTAACTATTACTGACACCCAAATTGTAGACCAGGCGGCGGTTATGGTGTGGGCTATGGGTTTCGCGAAAGAACACGGGCTAGAGATTGCCTGTTGGGCGGTTGACCCGGCGAACGCAAGCATGTTTATGCAGACATTATCAGACCGCGGAGAGACGGTTTATGACGTAACACAAAGCTACGGCGGACTGAATGACGCAACAGTCGGCTTACGTGAAGAAATTTTTGCCGGAAGTGTACGGTTTCAGCCGAATCCGGTTTTGTCTTTTGCTATGGGCAATGCGGTAATCAGGAAGAGCAATGGACTCATCAAGATTGATAAAGACGCTGTGAGACAGCGAATTGACCCGGTTGACGCGCTGATTTGTGCATTTAAGCTGTCAAGAGTCATAGACCAGGCCTATGTGAGCCAGCGTCAGCAGGAAGAAGCAAACCGGGCATGGTTAGAGTATATGGATAAGTATTATTCATAACGAGGAGGTGATATTTTGAATATCTTTGATGTTATTAATGGAGCATCTGCTATAAAGGACGAATTGAGGCCGGCTGCCGATACTGTATCTCTCAGCGAGCAGAGGCTGCTTGATTACCTGGGCATAGATTCAGGGGCAACACCGAGAGACGCTCTGTCTCAGGTTACATATTTTGTCTGTTTGAAAAAATTGTCAGAGTCTGTTGGTGAGCTTCCGGTTAAATTATACAAAAAGACGACCGATAACGGCATTATTAAGCCCCCGATGACAGCCACATCAAGGCTGCTGGCACTACGTCCTAATCCCTATCAGACATCAGTTGCATTTTGGACGATGTCAGAGTATTTCCGTCAGCATTACGGCAACTCATATGTCTATATTGACCGGAAATTCAAAAGAGGCAAAAAATGGGGCGGAAAATATGAAATCAAGGGGCTGTATCCTATGCATCCCGATTCTGTAGAGATTTGGGTTGATGATGCCGATATCTTTGATACTCCGGATTATCTGTATTATAAGTACACAAACCCTAACACTGGCGAAGTCAGCTTTTTCCCGGGTCATAATGTGATGCATTTTAAGAACTGGCTGACATCAGAAGACGGGTTGTATGGTTTACCTGTAAGACAGATTTTAAAGAGGACTTTTGCCGGAGTTTCTGCCGCCGATGAGTACCTCAGCAATTTATATCAGAATGGCATGATGGCGAAAATGGTGGTGCAGTATTCCGGGAATCTCTCAGACCCTCTAACTAAAGAGGTTCAAGAGCGATTTTTAAGCCAGCTGCAGGGGCCGAAGGCGGCCGGAAAGGTCATCCCAGTCCCTACACAATTCCAATTGGTGCCGTTAAGTCAATCACTGGTTGACTCTGAATTTTCTACATTAAAGAAATACTCGGCCGTCCAGATAGCATCCTGTTTTGGCATTTTTCCGAGCCAAATAAACGATTTTGAGCATACCCGCTATGCCAGCAGTGAGGCCGAAGGCCTTGCATTCCTTACGGGTACTCTTGGCTATATATTGCGTGCATATGAGGCAGAAATAAACAGCAAGATTTTAACACCTGAAGAATTTGATGAAGGCTATTACTACAAATTCAATGAAAAGGCGCTGCTGAGAGTTGACTCTAAGACACAGGCTGAGATTTTACAGATGGAAACTGATAGCGGTATGATTTCACGAAATGAAGCGCGTGAGATTTTGGACTATCCGAACAAAGAAGGCGCCGATGAGTTACTCGTTAACGGAGCATACATCCCGGTAAATAAAGCGGGCTTACCGTATGCAGACAAAGACACCGGAGGTGAAAACGAATGAAAACGGTGAATATTAATGGAGATATCATTTGTACTGATATGAAATGGATTTACGACTGGCTTGAATATGAGTCCTGCTGTCCAGCAGATGTCAAAAGCGTCATCACCGAACTAAAAGATGAAAGCGAGGAATTAAAGGTAATCATCAACAGCCCGGGCGGAGACGTGCAGGCTGGCCAGGAAATCTATTCTGTCCTTAAAGACGTGAAAAATCACGTAACAATTGAGGTGCAGTCAATGGCAGCGAGTGCTGCATCTATGATTGCAATGGCCGGCGATACAGTGAGAATGTCCCCGGTCTCCCTGCTAATGATTCATAACGCGAGTACCCGCGCAGCTGGTGATTACCGTGATATGCAGCATACAGCAGAGGTTTTACAGACCGTAAATGCGGCAATTATGCAGGCATACATTGCAAAAACCGGTAAGACAGAAGACGAGCTGAAGGTGATGATGGACAAAGAGACCTGGCTGACAGCTAATCAGTGCCTGGAGTATGGTTTTGCTGATGAAATTATCAAGGATGAGACTCCGGCAGTTATCACAAATGCGATGATTGGCCGATTATCCGTAACCCCTGAAATGATTGCAAAAGTCAAGGCAGAAAAAGCAGCAGCAGACGAAAAGAACCGCGCTAACGCCGAGGCAAAAGAGCTGTTAAAAGCCTCTATGCTGTCTAAATTAAAAAATTATGGAAAGTAGTTAACCAAAACGAACTTTCTGTATTTAGTGAGAAACGTGAAAAATTCATACTAAAAGAAAACAAAGCCCCGCGAGGAAATGCGGGCGAGGAGATGACTATAATGGATAGATTACAGACATTATTAAACACAATCAATGAAAAATCTGCAGAATATGAGAACCTCATTAATCAGGAGAAATTTACCGAAGCTGTACAGCTTGGCCGCGAACTGGATGACCTGCAGAACCAGTTTGACGAATTAAACGCAAGAGAGGACAAGCAGGCGAACGCTAAGCCTCAGACTGCAAGACCGGCAAAACCGGTCGTAAAAGATGATGCGGTGAAAAAATTCCTTAACGCAGCGCGTACTGGATTCAGTAATATTATGACATCCACAGAAAAGAAAGATGGCGGCTATACCGTTCCGGAAGACCTGGACTACGAAATTCATCAGTTCAAGGACGCTTCCTTCAACCTTGAGTCTCTTGTAACTGTTGAGAGCGTATCAACACCAAGCGGCAGCCGTGTATTCCAGAAAAAAGGCCACTCTGCCGGTTTTGCGGAAGTCGGAGAAAACGGCAAAATCCAGGCAACAGACCAGCCGGAATTCCTCACAATGTCCTACAAAATCAAAAAGTATGCAGGTTACCTTCCGGTTACAAACGAGCTGTTAGACGACAGCGATGCGGCAATTAGAAGTGTCATTACTAAATGGCTTGGCGATGGGTCCCGAGTTACACGTAACAAACTCATTCTGAAGGCTCTTGCTGATGGTAAGACAGCAGAGGCTGCCGAGGCTCCTACATACACAGTAATTAAGGGCATTGATGACATCACAAAAGCAATCAATGTTACTCTTGGTGCTGCATACAAAAACGGCGCGAAAATCATCACAAATGACAACGGTCTGCAGATTTTATGCGAGCTGAAAGACGGTAACGGCCGCCCGATGCTGAACCCAAATCCGGCCGACCCGATGAAAATGCAGCTTGCAGCCGGCCCGCTTGTAATCCCGGTTGAGGTTCTGCCGACATCAGATTTTCCGAATGTAACAGACAGCAAATCAGCGTCTCATGCCCCATTCGTAATTGGTGACCTCAAGGAGGCAATCACCCTCTTTGACAGAAAACATCGTACAATCACTGCATCCGATACTGCATCTGTTACAGGCTACAATGCATACGAGCAGGACGGCGTGCTGTTTAAGGCGATTGAAAGAGAATGCGTAGAAGTTAAGGATGCCGACGCCTATATTTACGGGTATTTTTCAGCAACCGTAACAGCCTAACTAATACAGGAGGTGCCGGCCCATGACGACCGAACAAAAAGAAAAAATCCTAAAAAAAGTCAAAAAAGCAGCCGGCATTCCGGAGACTGTCACGGTCTACGACGAGCGAATCAGCGACCTGGTGCAGGACGCGATAATTGAGATGAGGACGGGCGGCGTATCTCAGGCCGTTATGGATGAGGCCAGCCCCGCCGTCATTGAAGTTATCTCTATTTATGTCAAGTCTGGATTGCGTGCAGATGCGGGCGATACAACTAACGCGAAATGGGCTCAGAAGCGGTTTGAAGACCGGGTCTTTAAGCTGTCTTTGACCCCGGACGGCGCTACACTGGAGGGATTTTTATGAAAAGATTGACTTCAATAAAGCTGCCGCTTTCAGCTATGGCCGAGTATGACCGCGAAGGATTCCGAACCGATAACATCCGATGGCAGGAGTCTATACCGGCGACCGCCCGGGAGGCTACACGCCGCGAGCAGGTGCAGGCCAGCCAGGCCGGCTATAATATCAGCTTGATTTTTGAGACGCGGTTTTATGAGGGGCAATCAATGTTGATTGATGATGCTGACGGTCAGCTGTATGACATAAAGCAGGTGACGGTGTCATCCGGCGGTGTGTCTCTTGACTGTACACGTAGAGAGCCGGGCAGCGGTTATCCGATGGAGGTGTGATGTCTTGGCAATTTTAAAAGATGAACGAAGTGGAATCACGTTAACTCTGTCAGGTTATGACGAATTATTGAAAAGGTTAGATGACACTAACAAAACCAAGATGTCAGAAACCCTGCTGCTGGCCGCTGAGCCGATTATAAAGGCCGCCCTGGATGCCGAGATGACCCGGCATCCAGGCCCGCTGCAGCAAAGCCTCAGGTCTACCGGAGCGCGTAGAAATTCAGCCGGGCAGTGGTATCTGGCATACAGAGCCACAAACGGTAACGAAAGAGAAAGTGACAACAGAAGAAACACCGAAAAGATGGTTTTTCTTATCAATAGAGAGTACATCCGGCGGAGAGTAACGCGAGATGGAAGGCAGATTAAAGAGTATGCAATTCCCGCGGATGACGTCATTGAGAAGGCCGTGAAACGGTGTGAAGCGGCGGTCACAAATGCAATGCAAGAAGCTTTTAACCGGGCTCTTGACGAGATTTGGTAGGAGGGCGAGCAGATGGAGCAAATCAGGCCACTGGAGAAATTGCGAGAAATCGCGGAAAAGCTTGGTGTCCCGTATGCTATAGATAAGTACATTGGCTCTGCCGAATCTTATGTAGTATACCGGATGACCGGTATGGATGGAGAGGCGTATGCAGATGACAGAGCACAGGCACATATTGCTCATGTCAGATTTGACTACATACAGCCAATACAGAAATCATACAACGATGTTATGTTCAACATCATTGATATGTTTATAGAGGCCGGTTTTTCGGAGCCGGACATAGTCATAGTAAATGACGACAACAAAGATATCATACTGCAATTTACAGCAGAATTTGTGATATAGGAGGTAAGACGAAATGGCAAAATTTGGTTTAAGTTACCCGGTAGTTGCAAAGTTAGACGTAACAACCGGAACACACTCAGGCGGTAAGGTTCTTTCTAAGGCTTGCGCGGTTACAGTAACCCCTCAGTATGCGGAAACATCCCTTGAGGCTGATGACGACGCCGAGGCGGAGCACGTAAAGGACTTTATAAAAGCTGACGTTTCCCTTGAGGTTTCTAACCTTACAGCGGAGGATGAGACCCTGCTTTTTGGTCACCAGGTTGAGACTGATGATATTGTCTATGGCGGGGCAGACCAGGGCTACTATGTAGGTCTTGGGTATATTACGAGACGTAGAGTAGACGGAAAGACTACTTACCAGCCGGTATGGCTGCCTAAAGTATTGTTTTCCGAGGGCGCGGACGAAAATAAGTCATCCGGCGAAAATCTTACCCTGGAGTCTCATAAACTTTCAGGAACTGCATCTGTTGGTAAAGACGGACAGTGGAAGAGAGCGTCAAAGGACCCATTTGACACAAAGGCTGAGGCCCAGGCTTGGCTGAAGAAAAAAGCCGGCATCACCGAAGATGTTGCGGCGTAATAGCGCTTGAAAAATACAGGCGAGCGAACAAAGTTTTCGCCCGCCTTTCTTCATATAAAAATATATCAAAAAGAGGCGAAAAAAATGAATGATTTAAGCACGATAGATTTACAGGGAGACAAAATCCCGATTTTATGCACTATGGAAGTCCTGGAAGATATCCAGAATGAGTTTGGAACAATCCCCGCATTTATTGAGAAATTGGCGCCGACAGTGAAGAATGAGGACGGCGAAACAAAGATAGATGAAAACGGTTACCCGGTTTTTTCCGGCGAGGTTCCTGACCTGCATACTCTGACATTTGCTCTGCCGAGACTGATTCAGAACGGAATTGAGGTCTACAACAGTCATCATAATATCAAGATACCATTTATGACAAAAACCGAGATTTGGCAGAAAAATGAGAACTCCGTGTTCTCTACGGCATCAACAATCTATGTTGAGGTGATGAGGTCTATCCACGCCCCAAAACCGCAGCCGTCCACCGGAACGACCAATCAGGCGGCGGTGAAGAGCAAATAAACTTTGAGGCCTGCTATTTATGGGCTATGAAGATGGGACTTTCATCCGATGAAGCGAAAAAGCTAACGCTTGGCCGGTGGACGGATTTATTTGAAGAATATAAGAAAATTCATAACATCATTGTCACAGGAACGACCTTTTCACAACCAAAGGAAGAGGCGGACAGCGTGGAGGCGTTTTTCGCCGATATGCGATTTGACGGTGAGGATTATGTGGAGTAACTGGAGGTGAGATAATGGCAGGAAGGCGACAAATTGGAGCCATCATAAAATTGGACGGCGAGCAGCAATTCAAAGCATCAATTACAAGCTGCAAAACATCAATTTCGTCATTGAAGTCAAGTCTGAAGCAGATTCAGGCATCATACAGCGGCAATGCGAACAGCCTGGAGGCCCTTTCAGCGGTGCAGAATCAATACATGCAGATTCAGAAAAAAGCCCGCGAGTCAATAGAAAAAACGCAAAATGCCTATCAAAAATCTAAAGAAAAACAGGACGACGTAAAGAAAAGTATGCAGTCTATGAAGGACGCATACGAGGCAGCAGAAAAGAAGCTGAAAGAAATGAAAAATTCTGGCGAAGCGTCAGCCGATGCGATAGAGGAGCAGTCAAAAGCGACCGAGGAGGCATATACCGCATACCAGAACTATTCTGAAGCGGTTGAAAAGTGTGAAGCCCGGACAAACCGCTTTCAGAAGGCGATTACGGACGCAAAAACCGAGGAAATTAATGCCTCAAACGCTGTAAGGCAGTATGCCGAGTACATAGAGGAAGCGAGACAGAGCGCTGACGGTACAGCGTCCAGCCTGGACGAATACGGGAAAGCAGTTAAAGAAGCGGGGGAAAGCGCATCCGATGCAGGCGGAAAACTTGGCATCTTTTCAGGTATGCTGAGTGCAAACCTGGCAACAGCAGGGCTGCAGAAGGCGTGCGATTTACTAAAAGCAGGCGCGTCCTATGCGGTTGATGTGGGAAGTAATTTTGAGGCCGCAATGAGTCAGGTACAAGCAATTTCAGGCGCTACTGGGGCGGATTTAGAGGCGCTGACGGCTAAGGCAAGCCAGCTTGGCCGAGATACTATCTATTCGGCCACCGATGCCGGAAACGCCCTGTATTACATGAGCCTTGCAGGGTGGGACACAAAACAGATGCTGGATTCAATAGACGGGGTACTTAATTTGGCCGCTGCTTCTAATATGGATTTGGCGAATGCGTCAGACATTGTAACGGACGAAATAACAGCCTTTGGTCTTAAAGCGAGCGATGCAGCACATTTTGTTGACGTTATGGCATATGCTCAGGCAAACTCTAACACGACAACCGAGGCGCTCGGTGAGGCATATAAGGAAGTTGCCTCTACGGCTGGAAAATTTAATATATCTGTTGAAGATACTACGTCAGTTCTGATGACAATGGCCAATGCCGGAGTAAAGGGAAGTACCGCCGGAAACGCCCTAAACACCGTCCTCACACGATTGATGACAAATACCAAAGATTGCGCGACAGAGCTGAAAAAGTACGGCGTTTCTATCTATGATTCAAACGGTCAGATGAGGAGCATGAGCTCTATTCTGGAGGGCATCACAAACGCCTTTTCCGGTCTCAATCAGGAGGAACAGGCAAACCTGGCAAAAGTTATTGCCGGGCAAAACCAGTACACGGCGTTCTTAACAATTCTTTCAGGTCTAAGCGATGAGGCCAAAAAGGGCGGGCAGAGTTTCGGGGACTATACAGCGCAGCTGGAGAAATGCGACGGAACCGCCGCAAAAATGAGCGCCACAATACAGGATAATTTAAATGGCAAAATGAAGGAGTTATCAAGTGCCGCCGAGGGATTCGGCAACGCAGTCTATAACTACGTAAGAGGGCCGCTTTCAGACCTGGCAGAGGGAGCCGCAGATGTCATCAATGCGGTAACAGACGAACTGCAGCCGGCGACAACCGAGATTGACGGCTTTGTTGAGTCTGTAAAGGCTGCTGCCGATGAGGTGCAAAACACCCTGAATAATGCCGATATGAGTTATACGAACAGCGCCGCAGACGCATCAAAGATTGAAGCGTATATGCAGGTTATAGAGGAGGCAAGAAGTAAGACAAGCCTGACCTCATACGAGACGTATCAATTGAACAACGCCGTAAAAGAGTTAAGCTCTAACGTGCCCGAACTGAATGATTATATTGATGATACGAGTAAAATCTTGCAGATGAATTCTGAAGATTTCTTCAACCTCAAAACGACAATCAGGCAATCATACCGGGACACTATGGCCGATGCAGTAATTGCCAAAAGGCAGGCCTATATGCTGGCAAAAGCGGACGCCGAGGTCAACAAAAAGGCGGCGAGCGATGCGATGGACGAGGCTGCAGCCCGCATAGACGAGCAAAAACAGACAATTGAGAGGATGGAAGCTTTTTATAAAAGAACCTCTCACACGCTGGCCGAGGACGTAGAGCATCAAGCATATAAAAGAAAAGAGCTGGAAACCCTGCAGGCGCTGCAAGATGCATATGACGACAGTGTGGACTCATACGGAAAGATGAGTGACGCACAGAAAAAAACGGACAGGGCTTTACAGGATTTTGAAGAGCATGTTGAAGAATGGCAAGGCTCTTACGGAATCATTATAGATAAAAACGGAGAGTGGACGACCGCGAGCGAGAAACTGGCTAAAGCCACAGACGCGCAAGCAGCCGCTGCCGATAATGCAGCCGATGCGGCGGATGATGTACAGGATGCGGTCGGTGAGGCCGTCACGGCTTATGTACAAAAGACAGAAGAAATTAAAAACGCCGGGCTGGCTGAAACTGTCAGAAACCAGCTGGCAGCAGCAGGCGAAGAGGTTTTTAATTTTAGAGAAAGCATTAAGAGTAATCTCTCTTCAATTTCTCTTTTCGGTGACCGGTCAAGCATGGTTGAGGCATACACCTCAACGAACCGCGATGAAATGAGGCGTAATATGTCATGGAATTTATATGCTATGAAAACATATACCGAAGAGCTGGATAACCTAAAAAAGAGGGGCGTCTCTAATGACTTCGTGGACTACTTAGTTAGCCAGGGTGACGCCGGCATGAATTATGTACACTCTCTGTCTATGGCTACGGATGAGGAATTGAAGAAATTTCAGGCGGCGTTTTTGGAGTATCAGAGGTACAGAAACGGAACAAAAGAAAACGTAAAAGCATTGATGGAGGATTACACACAGACGGTTCTGGACGGTATACCGGAAGGCAAGAGAATGTGGGAAAAATATGGAGCTGGTACAATGCAGGGATTTTTCGATAAAGTTAACGAGGCCGCAGATGCTATCAGAAGCGGAGCGATTACAGGAACAATCAATGATGCGATGCAAGTTGTGTTACAGCAAAGCTTGAACAGTTACACGGCGGCTGTAAACACGCAGACGCAAAACAATTTGCCTAATATTGCCGCGCGTAATACACAGACACAGACAACCGCACCGGAGCCTACAACGCGAAGCAATGTTGCTTTGCCGAACCTTCATACTCACGACACCATATCAATTGACCTGAATATTGACGGGGAAAAGATGGCGAACCGGACCGTGCAGGTTATACGTAACCGCGGAAAGATTACAGGCAGGAGGTGATTCCTATGGCATACGAAGGATGGTTAATCAAAATCGGAACTTGGCCGGTTCCTCATAAATACATCAAGCCCGAGACGTACAAGGTAACGCCCGGGAAAACAAAACTGTATGAGTGGACAGACTACGACGGCGGGCGTCATGTTGTATACAATCTGCAATCTCAGACAAAGATTTCTTTTGACACAAGGGAAAGTAAGCGGTTGAGCAATGTGGATGTGGCGATGTTTCACGAGGCTCTTGAAGCCGCCCGGTGTAGTAATGTTGCGCCGGGTCTCAATGCGGACACTTACCGGATTCAGTATTATAACCCAATGACTGACGCATACGAGGATAAAACTTTTACTATGGATGACATTGATTTTGTGATTGAGAGAGTAACAAGGGAAGAACCGAAGTTAGTCATATACAACCCGATTACATTTTCATTCACGGAGGCGAAAGATTTAGACCTATGAGTTATTACGAATATTACCCGATTAAACATTACCGAAACGAGCACTTTTCACCGGATTACATACGAGATAATCCGGTGCTCATCAATATCATTTCGCCCGATAATAAATTTGAGCCGCTGTCAATCTACACTATCAAGCAGGGCTCTATAAAATTAAAGCAGACTCTATGCAGCGAATCTTACTTTTTATGGGGCGGCATGAATGCCTCTAAATTAGAGTTTGAATGCTGCACGAAAGATATGGTGGATAAATCTCCTGACGGCCTCATACAGTTACGGATAACCCCGACAAGATACGAAAAAGGAAAGCTAAAAGAAGTCCTGACGGATGAGGCGGTCAATCTTTTTACCGGCTATATAGAGGGCGCTGAAAAGACGAAACTGCCGGGGATGTGGAAGATTACAGCCTATGACAGGCTTTACAGAATGCGAAATGTAAAGTGTGCTTCCTGGCTGAATTCATACGTAAAAACGCTGATAAGCGGCGGCCAGCACGCGTCCTGGAATGATATCTGTTCTTTTGTAGAGACGCAGCTTGGCTTTGGAACGTGTATTCACCCGGATTGGATGAGTGAGATATATTTCCCCGATAATACCGACATTGTAGAACAAAACGGCGTTGATTTATTGAAACAATTCGCCTTTTTTATGCAGTCTTTCGGTATGGTAGACGGTGACGGTCATCTGCAATACGTACAGGTTCAGGACAGTAATAATTTCGGCGAAAGCTATTATGCAATATGTGAATTTGACCCGGAAAATCTGTCATATGAAAGCGGGCATATCTGGCTGCCGAAGCTCTTTACATCAGAACCGAGAACGAACATTTTCTATACTACGGGCGAGACAACGCCCGATGCGGATTACTACAATAATATCTATACCGTAAAGAACAGCGCCCTTTTGGGTAATGAGGACTGGATTGAGCAGATGTATGAGTGTGACGCATATGGCGCTCCGAGCAGTAAATATAACGCGGCGAATATGCCGAAAGGCCTCTTTGATACGAAAAGACTTTGTCTTACTAACGGGGAGGAGTTTTCACAGCAGCAGTACAGCATAAAATGCCTTGGCGACCCGACGATTGAGATGGGTTCTGTGCTCTTTATAGACCAGATGGGGCGAGACGACGCGGGCAATATGACCGGGTGGGAGCAATTAGTGAGGTCTTATATTATGGAGCGAACGGTTACCTTTATAAGCACTCAGTGTATTCAATGCGAATACAGCGCCAATAATGAACCCTACAACCCGGTTGTTTCAGAGAATGAATACGGGGTGCAGAACGCGAACGCATTGGCCAATCTTGCTTATAAGAATTTGCCGTTTATAGTAGACGGCAGCAGCCTTACTAAACTGAAAGCCGTCAGGACGATTTCAGCCGACGATTACAAGAACCTCACGAGCGATGAAAAAAGGAGCGATACAATCTTTTATGTAAGAGGGGAGGTGAGCAGTTCATGAAGTCATATACATACGAAATCAAGATAAACGACCAAACAGTAGAACCAGCCGACGAGAGCGTCAATGAAATCTATGCCGGCAGCAAACTTATATGGAAGAGAAAAGATAAGCAAGAGCTTTTCGCCGATATTACCTTTGCCCGCTGTAAATTTACGCGGCGCGGGCTTATTGTCCCGGCATATCTAAGCGCGGCTGAAAAGGACATCTATGAAAAAACCGGCCAAAAAGTTTCGGAGTTTGATATAACTAACCTGCTCAGCGAGCACGAGACCGGTGGCTTTGTATACAGCGACACCCCCGCATATACGATATCATCTACAGAGGGCACGGTGTATGCGAGGGATTTGTACGATTTTCTCTATACAGCCGGAGCGGCTGAAAACGTTCTAACCCGAAGCGCGCTTAACATCACCGACACAAACAGCCAGTGGAACGGCTACTATAACAGTATTGCAGAATATTTAAGAGCGTACAAAACTACAATTGCCAGCCCCGGCGGCAGCGGTATTCTGCCTCTATCAAGACCACTTGGAGCCCCCGCCGGCGCCGAGAAATTCGGCCCTTTATGCTATGTAAAAGACGGCAAATTGGTCACAGATGCGGGCTATGTGGTGCTGTCAGTATGCGGCGACAGTCTGATATGCGCCGAAGATATTATCATGAGCAATAAGAACAGGCGGGCGTCTGGATATATCACTGAAAGAACACTGACCGGCGAGAAAGTGCGACAATTTTTCACCGCCCGCCAGCGTCTGCTATCATATCCAGACTATCCAGGCGGGTCAGTATCAGGCAGCGAGAACCCGAGACACTACTACAAAGCCGGAAACGCGCTCTTTTATTATGCGCTACGAAGCGGGGTTTCACGCCTGAACGCGCTGAACCTGGACAGCAACATCTCTGCTGAATGCGGAATATCAACGGAACCTGAATGCGTTTTCTATTATAACGGCAAGTATTATGCGGTATGCGGCTCTGCTATCTATTACAGCGCCGACCCGATGCTGCCGGCAGACAGCGCCAAGATAGAGCTGCCGACGGACGAATATGGCAGCTACAACATCAATTATGTATCAGCCGGCGGCTACTATGTAGACCAGGAAAGCGGCATATTATATACGATTATAGAGAGCGTTAATTCATTTCCAACCAGAGAGGGTGGAAAGGCGAAAAATTACAAGTTAATCACAATTAACTTAAACAACACGGAGGCTTAGAATGGAAGCACTGAAAATCATACTGACCGCGGCGGCAATCCCGTCTGCCGTTGTCGCGTTCTGTTTCTGGCTGTTACAGCGTAGAATCACCAAAAATGAGGAGAGAGCCGAGGAAAAGGCCAAGCAGCAGGAGCGGCTACAGATAATCATCCTTGACAGTGTAAACGGCTCAATCAGGCTGTCAGAGGCGACCGCCCGAGCGGTGCAACGCATCCCAAATGCACGCTGTAATGGCGATATGCATGCGGCATTAGATGACATAGAGCGAACCCGGCAGCGGCAGCAGCGGCTAATTACAGAGGCAGGTATACACGATATCCTACATGAATAACTAAGCCCGGCCGGCTCTACGTCAGCCGGGCTCTTAAAAAACACACGAAAAAAGCATACTAAAATAAAAACAGGAGGTGTTGATATGACACCACAAACAGGAAGAATGGTTAAAGAAGACGGAACAACGGCGAACATTGCCGACCTCATAGGCGGAACAGATACCGGCGAGAGGGTCAATATTGATATGATGGCGCCGAAAAGCGGCCGTTTTGTTAAGGAAGACGGCAGCGTCGTAAATATTGCCGATGTTATAGAGGAATTTCTGGCAGGCCTGGCAGGCGGCGGTTCAGGTTCTGGTGGAAGCGTATCCCTTAAAGCGCTCACGATTACCGTTGACGGCAAGGCGTATACATACGACGGAAAGACCGCAATATCTATACCAATCACAACCGGAGGCGGCGGCGCTGCAGCCGGTCAGCCGTTACAAATCACAATTGGAGAGACAACATACACATATACCGGCGCGGAGCCGGTCACATTAGAGATTCCGGCAGCAGCAGAGCTGCAGGCGCTCTCTATTAAAGCGGGCGGCAAAACGTACAGCTATGACGGAAAGAGCCCGGTTTCTATTGAGATTCCGGACGCAACCCCGGCGGCAAATAAAGCTCTTAATATTAATCTCGGCGGGCAGTCTTACTCATACGACGGCAGCGCACAGGTTGATATCTCTATACCGGCAGCAGAGGGGGTGACGTTCTAAATGTACACAGTAAAAAATGAGTCTCTTACGAGCATTGCCGATTCTATAAGAAAAAAGGCAAAAAAGACAGAAAAATTAAGCTTTCCCGCCGGCTTTGTGTCAGCGATTGACGGCATAGAGACGGGAGGAGACGGCGCCCCGGTAGTAGTTGAGGAGCCGGAAGAAAAAGACGTTAATTTTTACGACTACGACGGCCGCCGATTGTTTAGTTATACGGCAGAGGAGGCGGCGGCGCTGACAGAGCTGCCGACGCCGCCGGCGAGAGATGGGCTGGTGTTTCAGGAATGGAACTGGACGCTTGCAGAGGTAAAGAAAGCGAAAGCGGCCGATATTGGGGCGAATTATACAACGGCCGACGGAAAAACCCGCCTCTATATAAAGGTAGACAATCAGGCGCGAAGAGACATGACCCTGAATCTATATCAGAACAGCGCGGGCGATATCAGCGTGGACTGGGGAGACGGCAGCGCGGCGGAGACATCCGACACGGTGGGAGATATCAGCCTGCCGCACACATACGAGAGCGCCGGCGAGTACACAATCACCCTCACTGTAAAAACGGGTGCAAAAGCCGGCTTAGGGCATTTCTCATCACCATACAAGCAAGTGTTCACCGGCAGCGGAACTAACCCGGACAGCGACACATTCAACAGCAATGTTCATACAAACGCTCTTATAAGAGCGGAGATTGGAAATGATATTGCGGATATAGAAAGTGAGGCGTTTTATGGTTGCGAAAACCTTGAAAGCGTCAACATCCCGACGTCTATAACATACATCAAGGGTGATGCGTTTTTGGACTGCCGAAAGCTGCAGTGGATATCTAACAAGCACGTATTGATGATGTACAGCTTTGCATTGACAGAGAACGGTTTACAGCGGGCGACGTTTGGGGGCGGTGGTTATGCATACGGTTCATCTTCTGCATTTCAGAAAGATAAAAACCTGAAGCGCGCCGTATTACCGACTCATTACAGTATGATATTGTCCAGCGATTACAACGGATGCACTGCCCTGGTAGAGGTAATTTGCAACAGCAACATTAAAAAGATTGGCTCTATGGCGTTTTTTGGCTGTTACTCACTGAAAAAGCTAGACCTGACAAAGAACACCGAGATTGCAACCCTGGAATCATACAACGCATTTCAGAAAACCGCGGCAGACCTGGAAATCCTGGTACCTGCATCATTGGCGGAGGAATGGAAAAAAGCCACGAACTGGACAACATATGCAGACAATATAAAAGGGATATAAGGAGGTCTACAACCATGATTATTTCAGAGACAGTAACATTAAACGACAAAAATTATACCAAAACATATTCAGATGCCGGCTATTACATAGAACGAAACGGCATCAATTATGCCGAGGCGATTGACATGTTAGGCAGCGGCAAAGAATACACCGAGACCTCAATCCTCATTGAGACCGAGTCAGCTACTACCGAGGAGCAGCTGAGACAGGTTACAGAGAAAACGGCCAAAAATTCAGCTGATATTGAATACTTGGCGATGATGACCAATACAGACCTGGAGGTGTGATTAAATGAGTAAAAATTATGCAAAAGTAAAAGGCTTTTATGACCGCGGGCTCTGGAGCGAGGCGAGAGTAAAAAATGCGGTAAAAATGCGATGGATTACACCGGCAGAATACGAATTGATTACCGGTGAAAAATACGAAGAGTAAACAGGAGGTAGAGCACTATGAAGAAAAGATGGAATTGGAAACAGTGGGGCAAAGCAGCCGGCGTTAGAGCCGTGAAAACGATGGCTCAGACCGCAATCGCATTAATCCCGGCGAGCGTTATGATAAGTGCTGTTGACTGGAAAACGGTGCTTGGAACCGCGGCGCTGGCTGGTGTAGTATCTATTCTGACGAGCCTGGCCGGCATCCCGGAGGTGGATGAAAATGAAGATTGATTCTACATATATCAGCAATAATAACAGCTATGCGAACGTCACCCCGCGCTGGATTGTTATTCATAATACAGATAACTACGCGGCCGGGGCGAACGCCCGAGCTCATGCTAGGGCGCAGCACGACGGCAATTTCAGCGGTTACAGCGCTCACGTTTTTGTTGATGATTCAGAAGCATACCAGGCAACCCCGTATAATAGAGGCTGCTGGCATGTTGGTGTAAATTATGGTTCTCATAATCTTTTTGGAACATGTTCAAATCATAATTCAGTAGGTATTGAGATGTGTGTAAATTCCGGCTATAACTACGAGAAGGCGTTTCAGAATACCGTTCAAGTATGCCGGCAATTAATGCAGCAGTTAGGCATTGACGCTGACCACGTGGTACAGCATTACGACGTATGCACCAAAAATTGCCCGTCTGCAATTAGAGCAAAGGGCGATTGGCAGCGATTCAAAAAGTTAATCAGTGCTAACCAAGCACCCTCATACGGCCAGAATCCGGCGAAACTATACCGAGTAAGAAAAACCTGGAAGGACAGCAAGAGCCAAATCGGCGCGTATGCAGTTCTGGGCAACGCAAAGAAAAATTGTCCGAGCGGGTACTCTGTATATGATGAAGCCGGCAAAGTTATCTATACAAACAAAAGCCACGAGCCCGTAAGAAGGAATGGAATGCAGGCGACAGAACTGAAAGGGTTGACCGCAAAAGAACTTATCTCCAAAGTCGGCCCGCTATTTACGGCAGACCAGAAAAAAAGCGGCGTTCTTGCCTCCGTGTCTATGGCACAGTTCATCCTTGAATCAGGTTGGGGAAAATCCGGACTGACCCAAAAGGCCAATAACTGTTTTGGTATGAAGAAAAACCTTTCCGGCAACACCTGGCCGGGTAGCACATGGGACGGAAAATCTGTTATCTCTATGAAAACCGGTGAGGAGACAGAGGACGGAAAGCCGTATACAATTACGGCCGAATTTAGGAAGTATGCCTGTATTGAGGACAGCATTGCAGACCACTCAGCATATCTGACCGGCGCGAAAGATGGCGACGAGTTACGTTATAAGGGGCTGAAAGGCTGCAAAAAGTATAAGCAGGCCGCACAAATTATCAAAGCCGGTGGCTACGCTACGAGCACCTCATATGTAAAAGCCCTCTGTGACATCATCAAAGAGTACAGCCTCACCGATTATGATGTGAAGAAAAAGGCGACAAAACCGGCAGCAAAGACATTTAAGGTACAGGTTACGGCCGATGATTTACGTATCCGAAAGACTCCGAGCCTGCAGGGCGAGATTGCAGGCTATACCGGCAAGGGGATTTTCACAATCACCGAGGAAAAGAACGGCTGGGGCAAATTGAAATCCGGCGCCGGCTGGATTTGCCTGACGGTCAGCTGTGTAAAGAGGGTATAAAAAGCAGCAGCAAAAAAAAAC